ATATGGAGTTTTTTTTCTAGACGAGGTATATGCTTTTGGTACGGGTAAAGACGATGGCGACAGTTATTCTAAGGAATGTATAGATACAATTAACCAGTTTTTATCTGAAAACACTGAAAACTTTATTATGATTATAGCAGGCTATCACAATGAAGTAGAGCGTTGCTTTTTTGATACAAACGCGGGTTTGAGAAGGCGTTTTCCATGGAGATACGAAATTAAAGATTATACCCCCGAAAACCTAAAAGAGATATTCAAGTATCAGGTACAACAAAATGATTGGAATTTTGAAGACGACTTTGATTTCTCCCAACTTGACCAGATATTTCAGCAACGTGAATACTTCAAGAACAACGGCGGTGACTGTTTAACATTAATGTCCAAGTCCAGAATATGTCACTCCAGAAGAGTATTCGGTAAAAACAAATCGCTCAAGATGCGTTTAAGTTTCGTAGATATCAGTGAGGCATTTGATAATTTAAAGAAACAACAAAAGCAGAACAAAAAGGATACTGTTCCGTATGGTATGTACGTCTAATAAAATTATCATTACCGTTAGTTTGTTATTTTTTACAAAAAGAATGTGTTAATTTTTACAAAAAGAATTGTACTTTAAAATAAAATCCATTGAAAAGTAAAGATGGAAGACATTTATGTTAAACTACAATTAACGGATTTAAATCAACTTATCGGGTGTGTGACATCGGGTGACTTTAAAGTAAACCACCCTCCACACCGTTCGGTAAAAGAGGAATTTGAGAAATTTGTGAGAGCCGAGTCGAATACACGTAGAGACCGTAGTAGTATTAAAAACTTACGTGGTCTACACAATGAAATTAAGAGAACTTTTATTGAAAAGGTGGCTAACCTGGTTCGTAGCGAAAATAAAGGTGATGTAAACTTGTTGGATATAGCCGTAGGACGAGGTGGTGACATAAGTAAATGGAAGAGTGCCTACATAAAAAATGTTTTTGGCTTTGATAAATCTCGCGACTCAATTGAATCCATAAATCCGTTTAACCAGGGTGCTCGTGAGCGTTTACGTAATTACAAGGGTCTCAAGACAAATGTTGAATTCCAAGTAGGTGATGCTACCAATCCTTCTCCGGAGTTACTAAATCATTTATCGCAGTTTGTTAGAAAGAATGGATTGTTTAGTATAATGAGTTGTCAATTTGCGCTGCACTACTTTTTTGAATCTGAAGAACGTCTCAGGAATGTATTTGAAGTTTTCTCGAGATTTATTAAACCAGGTGGTTATTTTATAGGTACTACGGTAGATGGTAATAAAATAATTGAGTTACTCAAACAAAATGCCGAAATCCATGAACCGCTGTTGAGTATTAAAAAAGGTTATAAAGCAGCAGTTCCCCGCAAGCCCTACAACAATAAATATACATTTAAAATCAATGATTCCCAGGACCAGGCAGGATATTTTAATACAATGGGTGAATCTGTTGAATATCTTGTAAATTTTGGTGAGTTGTCTAAAGTAGCGGCTGAATATTCATTTGAACCATACCTTTACAATATTTTTTTACCTACAACCAAGCCTAATGAATATGCAAGTTGTAGAAGCTTTGTATCATTTGAAGAAATTAATAGAAGAAATTACCTCGGGATGTCTGAGTTAAAACCAGAAGAGGTATCCATAAACAATTTGTACACAACCTTTATTTTTAAGAAACGGCGTTAATCTTTTCTCCATGTCCGATAAGTTCACAAAATTTCCTTGCTACATTTTCAAATTTCACAACCATAACGGGGTCGTTTGCGTATGTAGCCTTTAGGTTAACTAATCCAATCTTTGCATTTTCCATTTCCTCTAGTACGCGTGTGAGTATAATCTGGTTATCGTTGTAACATGTAATTTTATTGAATAAATTGTATATATTTCTGATAAGGTCTTTTATAAAAAGTAAAATGATATCACGTGAATCTCTATAAAACCATCGTTTAAAAAATTGAAAATTACTTGAATTGTCTATTTGTAAATGTCCCTTGCGGATACTTAGTTTTTCGTCTACTTTTATTAATGCTATAATTTTTAAATTTGTAATAATGTTGTCTATGGAGTCTTCGTTTATTGAATCCATAGATGTGTTTAATGTTTACATTTATTAAGTTTTTAAATTCCTAGATAAAGAGAAAATTAAAAGATAATTTTTAATAAAAGTAAACATTAGATGAAGAATTTTGATATTTCCGATAACTTAAAGAACGACATCTTGTTAACTCTTGTAGAACCCAATTACAAAAATGATATCATCAGAGGACTAAAGATAAGAAAGCGATTTAAAAATTACGCACTGTTTTTTGAGTCACTTTCAAAACTTTTTGTTGGTGTTACAAGTGTAATGTCATTTGCAAGTGGTATTTACAAATATGAAGTTATGTCTTTTTTGGCAGGTACGTCGAGTGTCGTGTCGCTTGTTATGTTACAATACGCCAGTTTTAGCCACCGGGAATACAAAAAGATAACTATAGAACTAAACGATATGCTTAGGAAACTAGACATAACCACCTTGACTATGGAAAACGGTTCCACAACGGATTCTCTAGACAATTTGGAACAACCAGCGACCCCTCAAGCAAATTAATTAAATTTAAAATTAAAATAATTTATTTAATTAACAAATGGATTTTATTAAAAAAATTCCACTACCTGTAATTATGGTGGCAATCGCAGTTGTTTTGATTGTAGTAGTTATGATGTTTACACGGTCGAAATTTAAAGCAACCTTGATAACTCCACCAGACCAAATTGACAATTCCCAACCAGGTTCATTCCCACCACTAGATGAACCTAAAACCAACGAAATCAATTTGGAAAAACCAGTAGTATCGGAAGAAATAGGCTTGGCGATGGTCTACCCACAAGGCCAAGGTGTAGGAATGTCTAAGGGAGATTCAGATTCATTTGGTACACCCAATGTTTTATTGACAAGTTACACAACACCTGAGTCATATGGAGTATCAAGTATTGTAGACCCGGCGGCAGCAACTGAAAGCTCACGCATTATAAAAATCCGCGATACTGGAAACCAAATGGCATTTAAACCTGTAGACGAATCAACGAATTCAACATTTGCAGGTGCCTACAACCAGCCTGATGTACAAGACGGCAAAAGTACTTTGATAAATGGAACAACGAATGTCAATTACAATGAATTAGCTTTTGACCCCGAACAAAACCTCAAACTCCAGGCATCACCAGGCCAACAGTCCAATTTACCAAATTGCGAATCTACATATCCCAACGTTGTTAAATACGATGGTATGTGTATCACTCAGGGAGATATTCCATACGGCAAAGAGGTTGACGGTAAAGTCAATCCTCGCCTGGTATCACGATGGGAATCATACACCGGCAATTATTCACGCCAAGATGCGCTACAGGCTGTAGACGGGTTGTTGTACCCAAATCTAAATGTACAAATGTAAAATTAAGGTAAAAAAGGTAAACGCTTTTAATGTTAAATCAAAAAACAACTAATTTTGATTTAAAATTAAACTGATTTTTTTTTCAATCGCCGGGGTGTAGACACAGCGATATACTACTTTATTAAAACAACAATTGGTCAAAGACTCAATGTTTTCATTAAACCGGTTACAAACCAACCGGTGTAAACGTTCTTTCAAACGCGCATCGGGTGTTCATGCCTCCTCCCTGAGCTCGGGAGACTTGGGCCTCTTAACGAGAATCTTCTTCTTGGCGGGGGTTGATGGTGCCTCAGCAGCGGTAACAGACTCGGCAACCTTAACAACAACCGATGCCTTTGCCACAGGCTCACCTCCTACGCTCAGGTAGTGATGCTTGAGGTAACGCTGGAGATTGAAATAGGTAACATCTGCCGATGGGTTGCCAAGGAGTGCCCTGAGAGTCTTTGCCGCTGGGCGGTCATCGAGAATAAACTTCTGCTTGTTTGTTGGGTCACTAAGCTCGTTGGTCTTTACGAAATTGCTAACACCCTTGGTAACCTCATTACGGGGAACTAGGGTACCGGCTGTAACACCGAGAAACTTGGCAAGCTCATCGCTGATAGCAACGGGCTTGGTAATACCGGATGGGAGAGCATCAGGCGAGCGCGGGGTCTTGACCTTGGTGGTACGCTTGTTGCGAAGCTTGTCAAGCTCCTTTCCAGTCTTCTCAGACTCTTTGAGGAGGTTCCTAAGGCTACCAATAAGAACCTTGTTTGTAGCAATCTGCTCATTGACTACATTAATAGCATTCTTGATGGTCTCAGTCATGGAAAAGTCAGCCTTGGCGTTGGGAGCGGTTTCAATATCAATGGTGCTCATCTTAGTTAGCTTGGATACTTTTTTATTGGTGTAAGTCTTTAAGTAATTTTTATTTTTTAGTGTGCTATAAAATCACAAATAATATTTTTTAATTCTAAAAACCGATTTAAGGAAAGGCGCATAGTAAAGAGTACCAAGCGAACCAGGTTCTACTCGTCACCCAAACAGAAACAAATGGCAAAAGTTCTTACTGCATCCGATTTCAAGACTGACATGATTACTTTCAACAAAAACAAGCCCAATACAAATGGAGGATTTAACTGCGAGCTTACATTTGGAAATGGAACCGACGAACTCGTTTTACAGAGTCCCAAGATGCGTGCGCCATTTGGCATCGGCAGCGCCAAGCAAAACCCCTTCAAGAAGTCCCTCGATGTCTCGTTTCAGGGTATGGACAAGAACAAGAGTATCGCAGCATTTCGCGAAATGATTGAATCCGTCGACAAGATGGCTATTGATTACGCACTCAAGAATTCCGAGACTTTTTTTAAGAAGCAGCTTTCTCGTGAGGTTCTCAGCGAGTACTACTACTCTGGTATCAAGATTTCCAAGAAGCAGGAGTATTCCGATACCTTTAAGTTTAAGATTCTGTACCTCAAGCCCAACCCTGAGAAGAATCTCCCCGATGGTAAGTTTGTCACCAGCTTTTGGGCTGTTGACGGCCAGCAGCTTAGCAATGCTGACCTCGACCGCGGTGATTCCGTAAAGTGCCTTATCAAGCCCCAGATGCTTTGGGTCTCTAACAAGATGTTTGGGATTACCTGGGTCTGTACCCAGATTTGTATTCACAAGCAGCAAAAGAACAATCGTTTCGGTTTCAAGAAGACTGAGGACGATGAGCCCGATGAGACTATCAATAGCGATGACGGTGATGAGTACATTGAGGAGGAGGTTGAGGTTGATGCTTAAAAATTAAAGCTGCGAGGGGTGTTTTGTTAATTAAAAAAATAAAAATTAAAAATTAGTTCAAAATAAAAATAATAATTATTATTACTTTGAGTTAATGGATAAAGGTCTTCTTATTTTTGGTATTGTTTTATGGGTTATTAGTAAGGTTATCGATATGATTCCTTTTCTACCACCGCCATTTAGCATAGCATTAATGATTGTCCAGATGGTTCTACCACTGTTGGCATGGCTTTTTATAATTTTGGGGGCTTGGAGGGCTTTCAAGACTAGAAATGCTAAGTTTACAAATATAGAAAAAGAAGAAGAAGTTGATTTAAAGTTTAATTAAGTCGATTTAAAAAAATAAAGTTTAAATTAAAAGAATTGTATGCAAAATAACGTATTATTCAATGTCATTCAGACTTTACAAAATTCACGATTGTCTACCAGGTACTACAACGAACCACCGCACGGAGGATATCAGTTAGATGAGGAACATGAATATATATTACCCGATAATGATGATATATCTTCTACTTTCTTGTTGGAAATCGTTACACAATTTGGAAGTCCTGAAATAGATTCATTTATGAAAACCATTAAGAAACAGCAAATAAAAGAACTATGCTGTAAACGGGTAAAAGCTGAACAAGTCTTACCCGATTTTATTTGCGCTATTTGTATAGAACCATTTAAAGAAAAAGAATTCTACAGGCCACTTGATTGTTCTCATTGTTTTCATAAAAAGTGTATAGACCGTTGGTTTAAAAAGGAACACACCGATTGCCCTATGTGTAGAACCAAGGTACTTTGAAAACGGCTAAAAATTAACCTTTTACCGGTATTCAAAACTAAGATATTTGTTTACATGAATGGAATGGCTTTTTAAAAAGTGTATACATTTGGCTATACGCGAACTGAGTATATTTTTATATTGT